AAGGTATTTCACAATGAGTTACAATTACTTCAAAATATCAAATCTTCTATCAAACCAATCTAATTTATGGAATTAATTTATACACTCCTTGTTTTATCCGTTATACTTAATATTGTTTTAGGAATTGGCATACGAAACACTATCAAACAAACTGAAGAATTAGAAGATACTATGACAGATGTTATAGAGGGAACTCGCGTCAAAATTGAAACTACATTACAACAAATGAGAGATATTGATAATCGAGAAGTTTTTGAAAAAGATGATGAGGTCGGTGCCACATTCGAACAATTAAAAAACATTATCGAAGATTTAAATCAACAATTATAATATGATGAAACAAAGAAAACCAAAAGATAAAATTTATTTTGGTACTCCTGCACAAGATGCAATAATAGAATACAATAAAACAAAAGACCCAATCAAACGGTCAAGAATCTATCAAGAAAGAATTAAATATCCGTTTGAAAAATTAGCAGAAAATGTTCTTAATACATTTAAATTTTCATATTTTGATGCACCTAAAAAAGATATTCAGGCCGAGGTTGTATCTACTATGATTGAAAAAATACATATGTATAAAGAAAACAAAGGTAGGGCATTTTCTTATTTTAGTATCATTGCTAAAAATCATCTTATCTTAAAAAACAATGGTAATTTCAAAAGATGGAAACAAAACGCTCTTGTATCAGAAATGCCTGAGAGTTGGAATCCCGAAAATGATTTTTATGAAACTGAAGAGGCAAGTGAGTTTAGAGAGTTCAATGATATAATGTTGGAGTATTGGGATAAGCATCTTGCTACTGTCTTTAATAAGAAAAGAGATATTCAAATAGCAGATGCAGTATTGGAATTATTTCGTAGAAGTCAATATATAGAAAATTTTAATAAAAAACATCTTTATCTACTTATTAGAGAAATGACTGATTGTAAGACTCATTATATTACCAAGGTAGTAAATGTAATGAAACAACATCAGAAAAAAATGTTAAATGAGTATTTAGAAAATGGAGAATTTTCAGTAAAAGAAAAACCATTTTGGATTGATACATCTAGCATAGAATTTGAAGACGATATATTTGATGAAAGTGAATAATTTTTATATTTTAGGAATAAGTTCTGGTTATCATGATTCTGCTGCTGCTCTCATTAAAAATGGTGAGGTTGTAGGTGCAGTTGAAGAGGAACGATTTACTGGTATAAAACATGATTCTTCGTTTCCAATTAATACCATAAATTGGTTATTAGAAAATGAAGGAATTACTCCTAACGATATTAATGTAGTTACTTTTTATGAACTACCCGAATTGAAAATTGATAGAATTGAAAAATCTACAAAACGAGGTGGGTTCGTTAATGAAATTAATAGACAAAAAATTATCTACAATAATAAACAAGAATACAAGAAGGTAGAAAAAAAGATTAAGAGATTATTTCCTAATTCAGAATTGTTTCATACCGAACATCACCTCTCACATTTAGCATATTCATTCTATACATCACCCTACGAGAGAGCAATGATTGTCTCGGTAGATGGTGTTGGTGAATGGGAAACCACCGTAATTGCTTATGGTGACGAGAATAGAATAATTAAACTTCAAAGTGTAGAGTTTCCACATTCGTTAGGAATGCTATATTCAGTATTTACCGCATTCCTTGGATTCAAACCAAATGAAGGTGAATATAAAGTAATGGGTCTTGCACCTTATGGTGATTACAAAAAATATTTATCTAAATTTTCTCATTTGATTTCACCTACCGATGATGGTGGATATAAAATCAATATGAATTATTTTACCTATGATTGGGATGATAAATCTATGTTTAACGAGAAATTGGGAGAGTTGTTTGAATTCCCTAATAGATTACCCGATGAGGAAATTACACAAGACCATAAAGATTTAGCTGCAACATTGCAACACGAATACGAACATTATTTTTTTAGATTATTAAATCGTGCAATTGCATTAAGACCGGCAAATAATGTTTGTTTGAGTGGTGGTTGTGCATACAATGGAACTGCAAATGGTAAAATTACCGATATGACACCATTCAAAGGATTGTGGATTCCACCTGCACCATCCGATGCTGGTTCTGCTATTGGTTCTGCTCTTTATTATTGGTATAATGAATTAAATAACAAAAATAGAGTAGTAAATACAAATCCTTATTTAGGTCCATCTTATACAAACGAACAAATAAAAGAAATATTAGATAAACACGAAAATGATGTTTGGTATGAATATAAAAATCACTCTGAGATTATTCCAGTCATCAGTAGAGAAATTACTGATGGAAATGTTATTGGTTGGTTCGAAGGTAGAATGGAATTCGGTTCTCGAGCCCTCGGTAATCGTTCTATACTTGCTAACCCCCGAGACCCTCAAATGAAAGCACGAGTCAATCGTGTTATTAAGAAACGAGAAGGGTTTAGACCTTTTGCACCAATAGTAAAGGAAGAAGAAAGATTAAAGTATTTTGATTATAAACATCTCGTTCCTTACATGAATCAAGTGGTAAAAGTAAACGAAGAACATCGTAAAAATTTACCTGCTATTACACACATAGATGGTTCTGCAAGGATACAAACTTTGAATAATCGTCAACATACTCGTATGTACAAATTACTTAATCAGTTAGAAATAGATAATGGGTATCCAATTGTTCTAAATACTTCATTTAATCTAAAAGACCAAACAATGGTGTTAGACCCCGAAACTGCAATAAAAACATTTTTGGATTGTGAAATGGATACATTGGTATTACACAATTATATAGTTCGAAAAAAGATACTATAATTATACTCACAGTATAAAAACAAACAAAAAATTAAACCCAAGTTAATACTTGGGTTTTTTGTTTTATATTTATATGTAAAAAAATAGGAGATTACATAAATGGAAAATCAAAGTTCTGGATTTAAGGATTTATTAAATTCAATGATGAAACGAAGATGGTTAATCACAGCCATCGTATTATTTACATTTTTATTATTAACAATAGGTATTGTTGTTTCTATCCATACCGAAACCGTAGTTGGTCAAGAATGGAAAGAATTATTACTTCTAATGTTAGGTGCCTTCATTGGTTCTTATGGTAAGATTATCGATTACTGGTTTAGTGATACCGATAAGGATAAGATGTTAGTACAAAAGATGGATGAAGAAGACGGTGTTTCATTATCCAATACATTAGGTGGAGATTCGCCGGAACCCCCAACCCCAATAAAACCAATCGTAAAAGAAGTTGAAATCGAAGAACAAGTAGTTGTAAAACAAGAACCAAGAATTGGTATCGAAGTGGATGAAGATGGCGATGGTATAATGGATGGTATTGATTTCGATGGTGATGGTAAAATCGATGTCTACTTCGCACACAGACAATGTGAACACGTTTGGGGTGATTCTGATAACGATGGTGAGTTGGAATGTTTGAAGTGTGGAAAGTTAAAGGAGGCTGATAATGACTAAACGAGAGATTGCCACAAAAAATAGAAAAAGAATGGCAAAAGAAACAATTAAATCCCAACAAAAAAAGGGACAGTACAAAAAAGTAAACTAATTTATGGTGTTAAACAAATCAAAGTTATTAGAAAATGGGTTTTTATCTTTTAATTTAAAAGATGTCAATGAATCACTATACAATGAATTATTATCAATAGTTGATAAAAGTGAGTATGAAAAACTAATAGAAAATGTTAGAATAGATTCAACATTGAGAAAAAATTTAACAAACGATGAGATAGAAAAAATTATAAATATTTGTAATAATCATCTAAAATATGTAGATGTATCTAACTTATTTATGATTCGAACTGAGCGAAATTCCACTCAAGATAAAATAGATACAATACATCAATTACATATATTTAATTCATTCGCTAAAAATAAATTAAATATTGAAGATTTAAATAATGAATTAGCAAATTATATAGAAAATTATTCTCAAGTATGGTATTACCATACTATTAAAAAAAACAATACATCATATCCACAGCAAGATTTATTATGTAATAATTCTCTTGATGTATCAAATAAAATTTTTGAATTTTTATTAAAAGATTTATATAATGTTTCATATCAACCACAACATAGTGTTGATTTAACATTATACTTAAAAAATAACTTTATAGAAAATCATCAAGATGGATTTGATGCAGGAAGATTGTGTGTTATACTAATTTATTTAAATGATGATTATAAAGAAGGATATGGAGGTGAGTTAGTTATTAATAAATCTAATATTGTAAAACCCGAATTTGGAAATATTGTAATTTTAGATTTTACTAAAAATAATGTATATCATAGTGTTAATTCGGTGTTAGATGATAATTTTAAACGATTTGCATTTATAAGATTTTTTTATCAATAAGACATAGAAACCTCACTTCGGTGAGGTTTTTTCGTTTACTATATTTATATACAACATAATATGGTAAAATCATGAGTACAGACTTTGAATTATTTCCTGGTAAAAACCTAAGTGGGTTATTTAAGGATATATACGATAACCAGCAAAATAAAAAACAAAGAATCTCCGAACTAATTGCCGAGATGAAAAAGGTAATTAGACACGCAGGAGATATGGCAGTTATCGGGCCAATCATAAAAGACTTAGTAGACACATCAGTAAAGAATGATGATGCTCTAATCAAACTTGCTGCAATTGCACAGAGAATTATGTCATCTCAACACAAATCGGAGGGTGATACTGGTTTCCTTAGTGACGAAGAAAAAGAACAACTACTAAAAGAAATAGAACTGACTGCTAAAGAAGTAGTAGATGTTCAAGATCAAAAAGTAGATGAATTAACTTATGAAGTAGAAGAACTCAAACAAAAAATAAATAAGAAATAATGAGTACTAGAATACAACAATCAAATATATCAAGTGGTACTAATAAACAACCGTTAGTTACATCAACAAGTACTGGAGTTGTTGTTGATGTTATTTTAGATGAAACACATCCTAGAATAAAAAATAAAAAAAATTTCCAAACTGCGTTTACCGAAAAAGATACAAGTATAGTAGGTAATGTTGTTATACGAAAATATTCAGATGGTACAAACCCAAACGAACAATTAAACACTTATCCATGTTTAAACCCATCTGATACCGAATTACCATTAATTGGTGAATCAGTTGAATTGATAATGGTCGGTTCGGTTGAATATTATAGAAGAATACCAGGATTTTCATTAAATACTGGTAATGCTATTAAAAAAAGAGCCGATGTAATCTATAACAAGAAAGAAAAGATTGCAGTGGATGCATCTATAAAAGAATCTGCTCAAACTGGAACTCCTCTTGGAAATACTACAAATGAAACTTCTGAAACAAGTGAGTTTGGTAAGTATTTCAGAGCTAATTCAGTAAATAAATTAAAATTATATGAAGGTGATAAATTAATACAAACTAGATTCGGTCAATCAATCCGATTTAGTGCATATAATAATGCAAATAATGTATACTCACCAACTATAATAATTCGTAATAGACAAGATTCACAAACTCTATCATCATTAAAAGAAGGTGACATAACTGAAGAAAATGTAAATAGTGATGGTAGTGTTATTGTTTTGTCAAGTGGGGATTACCAAATACCATTTACTGCAACAACTTCTATCACTCCAAGTAAATTTTCCTCATACCCAAATCCACTCAAGGGTGATGACCATTTACTAATCAATAGTGGTAAAATTATAATTTCTGCAAAGACAGGACAAATGGTGTTTCATTCAAAAGGAGATTATGGATTTATATCTGATGGTAAATTTTCAATTGATAATGGTCTTGGTGCAGATTTAGATTTTGGTGGTAATGTAAATATAACTACATCACGAAGTAGTTCTAATATTACACTAAATACTGGCAGTGGTAAAATATTCTTAAACACTAATAATTCATCCCAACCATTAGTTAGGGGTAATACTCTAAAAGAAATTTTATCTACCATGATTGATTTGATTAACTCACAAGTATATCGAACTCCATCTGGTCCAACTGCAACAGGTCCTGAAAATAGGGCTCAATTCAATTCTTTAAAAGGAAGATTGTCAGAAATGTTATCTACTTTAAATTATACTGAATAAAATGTCATACGATATCTTTAAACAAAATATGTTGGTTTTTATGCGAAACCAACCAAATATAGCATTTAAAGAACAATTTGCTAAAAAATTGGTTCAAGAATATGATGCTCTAATTAAGAGAGGGTTTGATACAGTAAATGGTATAACTCTTCAAGAAGGAAATACTGCAGCGATGGAACAAGTATTGGGTGGGGTACTAAATACTGCGTTCCAACAATCATCAGGTGAACATGCTATTATAACAAATATGGGGAAGGCATTTCAGGCGTACTGGACTCCAATTTCAGGAGGAGGTTCACTTCTTCAACAAATTATAGAATTCTTTACTGAAGAAGAGAAAGAAGAAGCTGAGGCAATTCGTAGAGACATAGTAATTGAGTATCCAAAAACACAAAGAATATACGAAAGTTTTTTTAGTACTTCTGCTGCAGCATTTGCACATAATAAAAATGTAGATAGAGAACAAGTTTTTTCGAATCAACGAGAAATAAAAGAATCAAATTCAGAACAACCATCTTCAGGTACAGATGATGTAACCCCAACCCAAACTGGCCCAATTACTACAAAAGGAACTGGAACTGATTTCAAATTATTAGAAAAATGTGGTAATGGATATTGGCCAGCAAAAGGACCAGGACCAGGTTCATTTGAAGAAAGTAGTAGACAAGTTACTAAAGATGGTGTACGAATATGGTATAAACAAAATCCTGATTTTATAAAAGCAAATTGTACACAGGTATTATTACCAACTGCAAGTGGTGATGCGAAACTTACGATTCATAAAGATTTGGCTGCTGTAGCTGAACCTGCATTTAAAATAATTCGAGAAAAAAAATTAGAAAAATTTATAGCAAACACTGCGGGAGGACTTGCAGTAAGAAATGTTACTGGAGGAACTCGACTTTCAAATCATAGTTGGGGAACTGCATTTGATATGAATGCAGGAAGGTATCCATTTGGAACCTCATTTAAGTCAGATGGAATCTATGTAGGTAAGATTAAGATACGAGATTTAAATGATTTTGATAAAGGTTTTTTACAAGTAGCAAAAGTATTTCAGAGTGTAGGAATGACTTGGTTAAGTAGTAATGACCCTATGCACGTTTCAATATACGAATAAACATATAGAACTATGGCAACAATGCGTTTATTTCCACCACCAATACCATCAATAACACCTATTGGGGTATTCGTACATATTTCACAAATAACAAATTTTACAACAAATTCTGGTATATGGACACCATCGGATGTGACTTTAGAAACCCCGCTTGCCCCCGATGCAATTAATTACGATGTTTATCAAAAATTAGATTGGAGTAGAGTTCCATTAGATAAAAATGATCCAGAGGTTCAGGAAATTATAAATCCTGATATTAATAAAATAAATCAAAAAATTGTAGATGCCAAAGCTGTTACTGATTTAGAAAAATCAGCTGCAACTCAATTGAATAATGTTAAAACACAAATAATTGATGATGAGGTTAAAAACCAAGGATTGAATGAGGAACCAGAAGGTAAGGAGGTAAAAAGTGGGTATCGAACATTAGATAAATTATTAAAAATTGCAGGAGATCTTGCACCAAAACTTGGTAAAAATAAAAGAGTAAAATATGAAAATTTAAGACGTGGTTATATTAAAGATATTCATGGATTATGTCCACAAGGTACTCAAGCAGTAGTTGCTGCATTGACTGGTATAAATGAACTTGGTAAAATATACGGTCACGCAGATTGGTTTTCATTTAAAAGTCCTGGCACAGATACTCCAACAACCGGTGCATCTTCATTTGCTATTGATGTTAACGGTACAAAGTATTATCATAATAAAGTCAAGGTAAGTGAGGAATGGATTAAAGACGCAACAAAATGGCAAGTTGGAGATGTGATAGCCCAAGGTTACAAATCTCGTGCATACGGTCACATACAAGTTTGGACCGGATTTGCTTGGGTTAGTGATTTCACTCAAGGTAAGGTTCAAACAAGTGGTGTAGATTTTAATACAGTTGCCCTTTGGCGATTAAACGAAAATGGTATAGCTGCAGTAGAATCACAAAAAATAGGATAATAAGATATGGCAAGACCAACTAACGATAGTGAAGTGTTTTTAAATCAATTAATCACACAAATGCAATTACATTTACAAACGGTGGGTGGTATTTATATCACCATTGGTACTATATTGCCTTCACCTCTACCATTACCAGGATTTAAAACTTGGACAGGGTATACTATTCCAAGTGGTCAAGGTGGTCCACCACCCGATTTAACATTGAGTGAAGAAGTACTACAAAATTTTGATGAACTTGTAGTTTTTAAGCCGGAAGAATTAGCAGTATCAAATATTGCAAGTAATAAGGGATATGCAATTTCAGATTCTACTGCGATAGGTGGTCAACTCGGTGGTGAAGTTATTAAAGGTAATTTAAAAATAGAAGATGTAAACAGAGATTTACCCGAGGCAAAAAGAAAACGAGAATCATCGAATACAAGTACACCTACAAATGTAAACCCAACTCAAGTAATAACTGCGTGTGGCAAAGTAACTATTAAAGACCCTGAGCCGTTATTGATTGAAACTATGAAACTATATGGAATTAAAACTCCGTTACAAAGGGCACATTTTCTTGCACAAGTTGCACATGAAACTGCAAATTTTTATTATAAAGAAGAAATTGCAAGTGGTGAAGCATATGAAGGTAGAAAGAATTTGGGAAATACTCAAAAAGGAGATGGACGTAGATTTAAAGGTCGGGGATATATACAAGTTACTGGTAGGTATAACTATACCCAATACGATAAAGTAAGACCAGGCGTTGTTACTAATCCAACTGTTGTTGCAACTGATTATTATACTGAAACTGCCGGATGGTTTTGGAAGAAAAATGATATAAACACATTGGCAAAAGATGATACTGAAGCATCAGTATTAGCAGTTTCAATACGAATTAATGGTAAAAATAAAAATGGACTTCCTAATGGATGGGAAGATAGAAAACAAAAATTTTGTGCATATTGGAGTAAATTAAAAGAAAATCCAAATCTTTACACTTAAATAAACAATTTATTAATAATTTGATAATCTAAAAGTTAAAATTTTAAATATTTCGAAATATAGTTATTGGGGAACTAACTTGATAACTATGAAACGCTTATTTTTACTATTATTACTTTTACCAAACTTGTTATTTTCGCAAGTAACAATCAAAGGTTCTACAAAATCTATTAAAGAACCACTTCCATTTGTAAACATACTTTTAACAAATTCGGATGGTAAAATATCAGGAGTTGCATCTGATATAGATTCAAATTATGAAATAACTATTCCAACTGGCGTTTACGAATTAAGAGCATCATTTTTAGGATATAAAACTTTTGTAAAACAAATAGATGTAAAAGATAATATCCAATTAGATATCCTATTAGAAGAAGAAACTACTGAATTAACAGAAGTTACAATACAAGCAATTGGACAGAAAGTAAGTGAGGTTTCAGTTGTAAAATCAATTCGTAATTCATCAGTAGTATCGGATGGTGTATCAATAGATTTCATTAAGAAAACACCTGATAGAAATGTGGGTGATGCACTTAAAAGAGTAAGTGGTGTAACAATCCAAAATGATAAGTTTGTGTTGGTAAGAGGGTTGGCAGACCGTTACAACTCTGCTATCTTAAACAAAACCCCATTACCATCAACCGAACCTGATAGGAGAGCATTTTCATTTGATATAATCCCAACCGCATTAATTGATAACATTATAGTTTCTAAATCAGCATCAGCAAATCAACCTGGCGATTGGAGTGGTGGTTTGGTGCAAATTACAACAAAGGAAGTATCTGATAATTTTTTTAATATATCATTGGGAAGTGGCTGGGGTTCGGTTTCAACTTTTAGAGATTTTAAGTTAGTTCAAACTACCGATTTCCCTTCCACATTCCCTTCTACCTACAAATATAGAATTAGTGGTAATGGTGATAAGAGATTATTTACAAAACAAATCGGCAATCCAAGTGAAACGAATTTCCAATCAATTCCAAATCTAAATGGTGGACTATCATTTGGATACACAAAAGGTAAGTTCAATTCCCTATTCAGTTCAACAATCCGAAACTCATTCATACTAAATGATATCCAAAGAAAAGATTACCAATCATCAACTGAATTAGCATACGATTACAAGGATATCCTATACACAAAAAGATTTTCTACAAATGGTTTATTAAACTTAACTTATTTGGGTGAGAACCGATATAGTTGGAAAACATTAGTAAATTATCAGGAAGATGATACCTATCTAACCCGTAGTGGTGAAAATTATGATAACCTACAAGATGTATTAACCAATTCATCCAATCATATAAACAATGTTGTAATTAATTCTCAATTTGATGGAAAGATTAGGACTTGGGATTTCAATTTAGGATACAATTTCATATTCAGAGAACAACCTGATTACAGAGTAAATCCAATCACAAAATCGTTAGGTGTGAACGAACCATACGCTACTGCATGGAGAGATACCTATCGTTTCTGGTCGATTATGGATGAGAATAGTTTCAATGGTAATATCAACAAAGAGTTGGGTAAGATAAAAGTTGGTGGTGGATATCTAAAAAAGATTAGAGGATTTAATGCAAGAGTTTTTAGATATACTGCAGCAGATTTGATGGATGAGATAACAAACAATACCGATAGATATACTGCCGATTTTGATTTAGGTTCTCTTTACTCAATGTATGAAAACGAATGGGGTAAGTGGAAACTAAATACAGGAGTAAGAGGTGAGTATAACCTATTCGATGTATCTACTGCAGATTTTAGTGGTGGAAAGGTAAATGTGAATAGAGAATATTTGGATGTTCTACCATCACTAAACCTTTCATATAATTTGGATAAAACAAAGTATAGATTTTCAGTAAGTAAAACATTGGCAAGACCAGAGTTTAGAGAAGTAGCTAATTTTGCTTATTATGATTTTGTGAGAAACGCACAAATATTGGGTAATTCAAAGTTAGAAAAAACGGACATATACAATATAGATATGAAGTGGGAATTGTATCCAACTATGGGAGAGAACATTTCAGTATCCGTATTCGGTAAACAATTCATTAGACCGATAGAACAAATAGTAGCAGATGGTTCGGTTCCATCCAATTTGTTATTAACTTATACAAATCCTGATGATGCACTTCTTTATGGAGTTGAATTGGAGTTTCGTAAAAAGGTCACCGAATGGTTGGATGTGTATACAAATACTTCACTAATGAACTCGGAGGTGGAAGTTGGTGGAACTAAAAGACAATTACAAGGACAGTCAAACTATGTGGTAAATGGTGGTGTGAATATACATAAAAATAAAAACACACTCAATATAACACATAACAGAGTAGGAGATAGAATATCAGCAGTAGGATTTCAAGGTTATCCAGACATTTTTGAGAATAGTAGAGATGTATTGGATATAACCTTTTTACATAAACTCAAAAATGGAGAAATCAAATTGGCAATAGGTGATGTATTTGGCCAATCATCAATCTATTATCAAAAAGTACAAAACAGAAATTTAATCAAAACAAACAACGAACAAACAATTTCACTAACACTAAATTTAACATTATGAGAAAACTATTAGTATTATTCGCAATCGTGGGATTATTCAGCTGCCAAAAAGAATTAGGTGGAGATGATGCTCCTATTAACACTCCCTTATCAACAACCTTAACTGGTAACATCAACACAACCACAACCCTTACATCAGATAAAGTTTGGACATTGAAAGGATATGTTTATGTAACCGATGGTGCTAAACTTATCATTCAACCTGGAACAACCATCATTTCCGATATAAGTGAGAAGGGTGCATTATGTATTGAAAGAGGTGCACAAATTATAGCAGAAGGAACTGCAGCAAAACCAATTGTGTTTACATCTGGTAAAGCAGTAGGTGAAAGAACTCCTGGTGATTGGGGTGGTATTGTGATATTGGGTAGAGCAAAAACCAATAGAACATCCGAACCAACTATCGAAGGTGGTATTGGTAGAGCATTCGGTGGAACCAACGATTTCGATAATAGTGGTGTTCTAAAATATGTAAGGATTGAATACGCTGGAATTGCTGCAATGCCAAACTCTGAAATCAACGCATTAACTTTGGGTGGTGTAGGTAGTGGAACAATCATTGAGAATGTTCAAACTATCTATGCTAACGATGATGCATTCGAATTCTTTGGCGGAACGGTATCACCTAAAAACTTATATGCATTCGCAACCGCAGATGATGACTTTGATTTTGATTTTGGATATACTGGAACTATCACAAATGGTGTAGCAAAGAGAGACCCTCAATTCGTAGATAGTGGTGATGCCGGAAATGGTGTGGAATGTGATAATGATGGAACTGGTTCATCTGCACAACCAGTAACACATCCTAAATTATTGAATATGGTATTGGTTGGACCTAATGTATCAACTGCACTGGCAAACCATAATTTAGGTTTAAGATTTAGAAGAGCAACCCAATTCACAATGAAGAATAGTGTAATTTGGGGATGGATGAAAGGTGGATTGAGTTTAGAAAGTAATGAAACTGCACAATTCGTAAAAGATGGAGTTTCGGTATTTGAAAACAATTCAGTAGGAACATTTAACCCTACCCTAAACTTTATCAGTAGAGCAACCACAATTTTAACAAATGACCAACTTAAAACTTTAGCACTTTCAAAGAGTAATAAGGAGATAGATGTAGTAATACCTGAATTAGATAAGCCTGTATGGGTTAATGGATGGACTAGATTCCCATCTAAAGGTAATTAAATTAAAAGGGAGTGAAAACTCCCTTTTTTTATTTAGAATACAAAATCCATAAAAGGTATATTTATATAAAGAATAAAACCGAATAAAAATGGATAGTAAAAAATTAGCAAAGTTAATTCAAATAATTGTAGAAGCGGAAGTTGCTAAAAAACAAGAACATTTTCTAACTAAAATTTTTCCAAAAATTTTGGAAGAAGAAGTTAATGCCAAAATGGTAAAACTTTTAAAAGAAACAAAAAGTAAAACTCCGATTCAAACTACAACTAAAATAAAAGAATTAGATCCTTTTGCTCTTGCAGAATCTGTCTTACAAAAAGAAAGACAACAAACACAAAATAAACCAACAAAAGAGTTTACAAAAAATCCAGTATTGAATGAAATACTAAATCAAACACAACCATTTAGTTCTGCTCAAAGAAGTGGTCTTGGTGGTGGTACTTCAATTTTAGATACATACCAACAACCGATTCAAGAAGCAGCATCTTATGTTCCTTCGTATATGGATGCAGAACCTGATATTGATGAAACATTTACATTTAATAATCCAGTAACTGCACAAGTAGGCTTGGGTGCTATGAGAAATCAAATGGCAGAGAAGATGGGTTATGGTGATTTCGGAGGAGGTGCTCAACGAGGTGGTTTAGGTGTTAAAACTGGAAACGAAGCATTAGATAAAGCATTAAACCGAGATTACTCTCAATTAGTTAAGAGGTTCAATAAGTAATAATGGCATATGTTTTAAATAAAAAGATTGTAAAAGATACTGAAGCATTTAATGATTTTGCTTACGGTATCACTCTACCTGTCCAACGAGGTAATACTGGATATTTTAATCAAGCATTTTCTGTCTTTGAACAAGCAAAAGCTAATTTAAAAAATCTTTTACTTACCAAAAAAGGTGAACGAGTTATGCAACCCAACTTTGGTACTGGATTACAATCTTTACTTTTTGAACAAATGACAGATGATTTTGAAACTAGATTAGAAGAGACAATAACAACTAATGTAAATTATTGGTTGCCTTATATTACTATCAAACAAATCGATATCGAAATGACAGATGAGATGAAAGATAGAAATATAGCAAATATGAATATTCAATTTACAGTTGGTAATCAAATAAATACAGAAGAAATAACATTTACGATACGAGGTTAATTAAATGGCACTAAATAGTACAACAAGAAGAAGTAATCAGGGTAGAGATATAAAATATCTTAATAAAGATTTTGCATCATTTAGACGTAATCTAATTGAATACGCAAAAACATATTTCCCAAAAACTTATTCCGATTTCAATGAGGCATCACCTGGTATGTTATTCATTGAAATGGCATCGTATATAGGTGATGTTCTTTCTTATTATGTTGATGATTCATTAAAAGAATCAATGATGTTATATGCGGAGGATAAAAATAATGTTATAGCTCTTGCAAATTATTTAGGATATAAACCCAAAGTAACATCTCCTGCAATTACAAAATTATCGGTATACCAATTAGTACCGGCAACACGAACTGGAAGTGATATTAAACCTGATGAAACTTATTTTTTAAGAATTAAAGAAGGTATGTTGGTATCCGGTCCAAGTTCTATTATATTTAGAACAACTGAAATGTTAGATTTTAGTGTTGAAGATGAAAGAGAAATAAGTGTGTATAGAACTGATTCTTTATCAGGAGAACCTAATTTATATTTGATTAAAAAATATGTTAATGCGATTTCAGCAACTTTAAAATCTCAAAGTATAAGTTTTGGTTCTGCTCAACAATTTTCTAAAATAGAAATAGCAGATACAAATGTTATTGATATTTACGATGTTCGTGATTCAAATGGAAATAAATGGTATGAGGTTCCATATCTTGCACAAGAGATGGTTTATATAGATTATCCAAACTCCGAACAAACCGATAAAGATTTAGTTCAATTCAAAGATTCGGTTCCAAATGTATTAAAATTAATCAAAACTTCTCGTAGATTTGTAAAACAAATAAACGAAAATAATACAACTACACTTGTATTTGGTGGGGGTATGAGTACGAGTGATGAAACACTAATACCAAATTTTAAAAATGTGGGATTAGGATTAAATTCATCAATTAGTAAATTAGGTTCATCATTTGACCCAGCAAATTTCTTAAAAACTAACACATACGGTCAATCACCTTCTAATACAACACTTGCCGTTTCATATTTAATTGGTGGTGGTATTAGTTCAAATGTACCCAAAGGAGATTTGACAAAAATTGATAGGATTGAATTTGATGATGATACAACAACTTTTACACCTGATGAATTACGATTATATAATTCAATGAAAGCATCAGTTGCAGTAGATAATGAAATTCCTGCAACCGGAGGTAGAGGTGCAGAAACTATTGAAGAAATTAGAGAAAATTCACTTGCAAATTTTGGTGCTCAAAATAGAGCAGTAACTCGTAAAGATTATCAAGTAAGAGCATTATCATTACCAGCAAAATATGGTGGAATTGCAAAAGCATATTGTGCACCTGATGGCGAGTTGGATAATAATTCACCATCTTCTATTCTAGCGAATCCTGATGTGTTGAGTGAATTTACTGGTTTAATTACCGATTTAAAAAATAGAGAATTAACTGAAGACCAAATCAAAGAAGAAGTTCAAAGATTTTTAATTGGTAAGAAAAATAATATACAAGAAAAAAATAATCCATTCGCAATTAATTTATATGTGTTAGGATATAACTTAAACAAAAATTTATCACCTCTTAATAGAGCGGTTAAAGAAAATCTTAAAACATACATGAATGAATATAGATTATTAACCGATGGTGTAAATTTATTGGATGGGTTTGTGATTAATATTGGTGTTGATTTTGAAATTAGAGTTTATGGTGGTTATAACAAAAGAGAAGTTTTAACTCGTTGTATTACCGAACTCCAACAATACTTTAATATAGACAATTGGACATTTAATATGCCAATTAATATTTCTGAAGTTGAATTATTAATTGCAGGAGTAGAGGGAGTTCAGTCCGTTCCAAAATGTGAAATCGTAAATAAATGTTTAGGTAGTTACTCTAAAAATTCATATAACATTCGAGCAGCAACAAAGGGTAAAATGGTATATCCATCATTAGATCCATCAGTATTTGAAGTTAAGTTTCCAAATAAAGATATTAAGGGGAGGGCTATTTAATGTATCATTTTTTAACGGCATCAAAAGATGCATCAATATATTTACAACAACCAACTCAGAATACTGGATTAGATGAAATATTAGAAGTTTCTAAAACTTATTATGGAAATCTTAAAGATGTTGCTCGTTCTTTTATTCAATTTAATTTGAATTCACTTTCATCATCAATAGTAAACGGACAAATAACTATGAGTTCAGCCGAACTCATTTTACATGAGGCAGAGGCATCTGAAATTCCTTTATCATATACAATATATCTCCATCCAGTTTCTCAATCTTGGGAAATGGGTATAGGTACACGATTTGATGAAATTTCAGGAGATGGTATAACGTGGAATCATAAATCAACTAACACCAATTGGTTATTAGCAGAATCCCTTTCATTGGATTCTACTGGTTCTTACAATGGTAGAGGGGGTACTTGGTATACAAGTTCTCAATCCACCCAATCATTTGAATACCAAACAGCTGATTTATCAATTGATGTAAAAAATACAATTCAATTATGGTTAAGTGGTTCACTTCCAAATAATGGATTTATTATTAAATACGATTCTGAGTTTGAAAATGACCAAAATGATTACGGTCAATTAAAATTCTTCTCAAAAGAAACAAATACAATATATCAACCAAAAATAAGAATTGGTTGGGATGATTCTAGTTTTACAACTGGTTCACTTACCGAACTTACATCTGATGATATTCATGTGACATTTAAACGATTAAAAAGTAGATATAAACAAGATAGTAAACCTGAAATTAGAGTGTTCGGTAGAGAAAAATATCCATTAAGAACTTATACTGATTATTACACATATAATGATTTAAAATATTTACCATCAACAACATATTACCAAATTAGAGATATTGTTACTGATGATATAATTGTACCATTTGGTGATTATTCAAAAGTTAGTTGTGATTCTAATGGTAACTTTTTTAAGTTAAATTTACAAAACTGGGAAACTAATAGAGAATATTATATTGAAGTAAAGATAGATAGAGATGGTGTAATAGAATACTTCTCAGATAGAGATTTAACATTCTTAGTAGAAAAATAATGGCATTAAGTAACGAATTCATATTATCAGAACTTATAAAAAGTGGTTCAGCAGCATTAAAACAAGAGGTAACTCCTGAAGGTATTATCTTATCAGATACTGCAGTAGATACTGATGGTTCTACATTTGGTTATGTTGAAAGACCAGTTTACAATAATGAACAACTTGTAAAAGCAGTTGATACAGTTGTAGATGAATTAATAGGTCCTCCGCAAATAGAAGCACCAGCTGTTGTATTAAAAACAATTTATGATGATTTACGAAGATTGTATAATCAGGCTTTAAATGACATACAAGATTTACAAGAACAATTAGATCAATTACTCGTAGAAAACGAAACACTTAAAACTGATATAGAACAATTACAAATTCAAGTAGATTTAGAAAAACTATTAAGGGCATCTGCAGATAACGAAAGAGATGCAACAAATCAAGTATTACAATCAGTAACATTAGATTTACAATCTGCACTTTCTAAAGGTGTTAAAGAGGCTATAGAGAGAGTTTCGCGAGAAGCATCTCTACAAGGTTTACTTGCAGAAAAAGAGGCTTTTATAGCATTACAAGAAGAATCAAAAAGTACAATTGATAGAGCAAATAATACTATTGCAACAATACAAGATAATTTAGTTGCTGCACAAAATAATTTTGCAGATGCCGCTAATGCACTCAATGAAAGAAATAGTGAAGGAAGAGGTACTATCATTTGTACTGAAATGTATAATCAAGGATTCATGCCACAATTCATTTATGATATGGATTCGAAATTCGGTGATATTGTACTTCAGAAAAATCCTGAAGTTATGTATGGATATTGGATATGGGCACAACCAATTGTTGATAAATTAAAAACATCTAAATCTTTTTCTAAATTTGTTTACAACTACTTTGTTAAAGATTGGTCAGAATACATGGCGTATGAAATGGGTGTTTTACCAAAACAAAATTATAAGGGAAAATTCTTACACAAATTCGGTGAGAAGTTTTCAATTTTAGTATATAAAGTGTTTGCAAATAAGAACAAACAAGTATCATGGCAATAAGAGGATTCAAGGAGATAATAGATAAAAAGGGGTTTAGAGTAAACGCCAAAGATAGAACCATTTTCGAAAGAGAAATTGGTAAATCATATTTTGGTCTTGGTATATCTGATATGATTGAATTTATTGTTTATGATTCGAATGATAACCAATTACCACAAGGAGATTCAGGACAATTAGTTAGATATATTCCATTAGATATAGAGAATATTAGAAAATATTTTTTAATTACTCAAAACAAATCAAACATGAAAATGAATGGGGCGGATGAGTATATTATTGATATAGAAAAACTTATTACTGAAGCAGGATATTCAAATGGTATTTTTAAAAGTCAAGTTTCTTTATTAAACAGAAGAGTTGGTTCGGAAACGATTGATAAAGATAAATTATGGATTCATGAAATATCACCATCTCGTACCGAAATTCGTATCCTTCCTATGGAAGACGAAAACGAATTAGTGTATGATGATTTACAAAAAAGATTAAATATTTTATTGGATGGTAGAAATTTTAGAGATGATACCATTTATTTCGTAAAATCTATGGTTGAATCTATTAAGGTTGAAGAGGTAATAAAAACATTTCTAACATTAAATGGTACGGTTACATCGGGTGAAAATTATGTAAAACTAATTCAATCAGAATTTAAAATTCAAAGTTGGGATTTATTTTTAAACCAACTAAGAGAAAAGTTAATTGAAGGTGCTCAGTATTTTGTTGAAAATAAAGATTGGAATATTTCATCTAACAATTATGGTAAACCACTTTCTACTCCAAGAGATTTAGAACTTTCGGTAGAAAAAATTGTAGAAACTTTAAATTCAATTCTAATAAAAGTAATTGATAAATATCTACCAAAACGATCATATCAGGAAGAGAATATTTTAACTTTAGATGAGCAAATAACATTAGATGAAGTAAAACAACTTTTAAAAACTGTTACATCAGGAACCAAATATGATACTGATTTATTCGTAAATCAACCAGCTGTAGTAAAAGGGTGTACTAATCCAAACGCAAAAAATTACAATCCACTTGCAACTGAAGATGATGGTAGTTGTGTTTTTGAGAGAGGTACAAGTGATGGACAGATTCCACGCACTTCAACTGGAGCCAATTTGATAACAAAAACTTGGTACGGATGGAAAGACGGTTCTAAGGTTAAATATTTATCTGAAAATGGTGGAAGTATGCAAACATTTAATGAGTTTGACGAATTTAAATTAACATACTACGAGGGTTCATTTGATATTTCAGCAGGTGGAGATGTTAGAGATGTACCTAAAACTTCTGTTGATAAAAGTAATGAATCTGCAAATAATGCAACAACTGGTACTACAATCGGTACAACAACTGGCGGTGGTGCTAGTGGTCCTACTACTACAACCGGCGAAGGATTTATGGAAGATACTAGAGGACAAACTGGTCAATTTAATTATGGAATTGCTGGAGGGGCTAGAGGTCCAAGAAATGCTCAACAATAAAATAATATTAAAATATTTATATAAAATAAAATTAAGATAATGGCCGTAGTAGATGTTTCAAATATTGGTGTAGGGGATGTTATAGCAGGTGGTGGAATAGGACAATTCAACCCAAACAGTCCACTTACAGCTACTCAACAAGATGCTGCAAGTCTTTCGGAAAGTGATGGAGGAGGAGGTTCAGGGCAACTTGGTGAAACCACTACCACTACTATTACCGATACTTCGGGTGCAGTTACTAATGTACCAACAAGTAGAACAATTTCTTTTACAATAACTTCATCTCCAATTGGTGCGAGTATTTTACTTGATGGAGTTAATACTAATCTTATCACACCCCATGTTATGAAATTCGAAGAAACTGAATTACTAACCCCAAAAATTATTACAGTAGTTAATGGTACAAACAATTCACAAGAAACATATATTCTTTCATCAGAAGTAGTAACTAATGTAATTGGAGGAACTGCCGGAGGTGGTGGAGGACAAACTTCAGCAGGAGGAGCAGGTGATACTGAAATAACTCCCGGTGAGTTTAGAACACCTGAATTTGCAGTAGCTGGTACTTCAAGAGATAGAAATAGTGCACAACGATAAATAAATTAATAAATGGCTATAATTACCACTTCATATAAAACAACTATCTTTAAAGAAAATGAGGGAGTGGTTCGCGTTATTAATCCAACCGATGCTCCTGATGTAACTATACAATTTACATTTTCACCTCAACAAGAAAACTCAACACAACCTCTTGGCGGAACTGAAATTCGGATTGATGCCGATGTGTTTATTGGTACATCTATAAGATATATTACCGAATTTGAAAGTGGACTAATTGCAGAATCTATAAACTTTAGAACCGATTCTAAATGGATTAAGTTTGAAAGACAAAGTATCGGTACACAATATACAAGTGAGATTAAAGTATTAAAAGGATCTGCCAATTTAAATGATCCAAGATTTGCCAATCAAACACCATTTGTAGATCAAGATTTACAAATTGATTTGGGTGGTGGTAGTTTATTAATTGGGGTAACAACAACTAAAAATAATGTTCCCAACATCAGTGCTCCTATATTAGTTGTATCTCAAAATTCTTTTCAATGGAACATAAATGATTCATCTCCATTAAGTATTCCTTATGAATTGACGTATGATAATATAGATGTCATGCGGTCAACTGCACAAAGTACTGATTATGTGCAAATGTCTTTGGGTAAAATACAAAGACAATTACCAAAATCGGGTGAATTAAAATTAACAAAGACTGAATTACAATACATAGGTCAACATACCTTATATCTTCAACCAGTTTCTATTCGAGGTGGAATTGGTACTTTGCAAACCGTTTCAATAAATGTAATTAGTAAATCATTCTTACCTGGTCCTGATATTACGAATATCACTTACCCTGAAATGATTAAGGGTAAAGATTTTGCAGGATTTAATGTAGATTTTGATATTACTTGGCAATCAATAAATACAAACTATGTCGACATCTATGTAAGTAAGAAAGATACCGAATTTGTATTAGGCAGATTTTCACCTAGTGGTAAAACAACTTTCAATGTTCAAAAAGTATTAGAAAAAGCTAAATCAACTTTTAACGAAGATACTGATAAAATACAATTTAAACTTTTATTAGTACCAACAAACATTGAAGGTGATGAAATAACTGAAGGAGTTGTTGAAGAAATAGAAATACTTTTTGATAAAGGTGATTTAAAATTACAAAGAGGAAATGTTGTTTCTGATATTAGAGAAGCATTTAATAAACATTTTAATACCACGATATTCAAGGATGAGATTTCCAATTTACTAACCCACTACGTTCATTTTGGAAATGGTGATAATAAATTAATTGCAACTTGGGGTGTTGATACTGAAACTTTTTCTGTTTATAATGAAGGATTTGATGCGGAAGGAAATGCATTTAGAAGAAAATTAAATCAACCTAAATCATTAGTATTAAAATTATACGAACCTCTACCAACTTCAGTACAAGAAAATCAAACAGTTTGGATTTCTAAAGTTCAATCAATATCAATGATTGAGCAAATTTCTATAATTGGTGATATAGCAAATAATTGTACTCCGTTAACCCCAAACTTTAGTGTTGATTTGGGAGATGATATTGGTTATCAAATTCTTGATGAATTAATATCAAGTGGTTCAAATACATCTACTGATTTAATAGGTCAATTTGTATCCTCATCGGAATTTTCATTGGCTGATTTAAATATACAATTTTCATCTACAACTAAAGTGGAATCTGGTTCTATTTTAGTTGATAGTGATAATACTTGGGGATGGGCTAATTTTGTAAAATATTCTTCTGCTAAGGAACGAGTGGAAAATTTTATTTATAAAATAAAACTTATAGAATTTTATAATCAAAAATATGAAAATTTAACCACCGGAACTGATTGGACAGCTTCTTTAACTGTTGTAAATGAGGCCAATTCATATGTTAGTAAAATATCAAAAGTAAAAAATGATTTTGATTCATTTGAAAAATTTTTATATCTTTCTTCTTCAACCGATGGATTGACATATCCAGGCGCAGGTGGAACTCAATTATCTGCATCAACCGATACAATTGTTTTGGATTGGTATGATACGATTATAACATCTGCAGAAGATTATGATTATTATAACACATCTAATCTTGTAAATAATTTACCACAACATATTCAAGATGATGATGCAGGACAAGAATTTATCTTGTTCTTTAATATGATTGGTCAACATTTTGATATTATTTGGTCCTATACCAAAGGATTACAACAATCTAAAAAATTAGAACATAAATACGAAATAGGTATTAAGGATGAATTGATTTACCATATGTTAGAATCTCTTGGATGGGATGCTGATATGGGGGTTAAATCTCAATTCTTATGGGAATATGCATTTGGTAAACATTCAGATGGAACTCAAATTTCCACTATGAGTGGTAAACAAAGACAACAAGAAATCTGGAGAAGATTACTAAATAACTTACCATATTTAACTAAACATAAAGGTACTAAGAGAGCATTACATGCTGCAATGGCTTGTTATGGTGTTCCTGCTTCATTATTGACGGTAATGGAATTTGGTGGACCACAAGATCCAGAATTAAATGCTACCACTAAATTTACATTTGAAGATAGAACTGCTGCATTAAATTTAAATGGTTCATCACAAATTTCAGTAGATTGGAAAGAGTTTAATGGTGATTATCCAAATTCAGTAGAATTTAGAATCAATACAACTCAAAAACAAAATCAAGTACTTGCACAAACTGAAGGTTGGAAACTTGAAATTGAAAGTGGTTCTAATTATTTGGGTAGATTAAAATTTAGTATAAGTGGTAGTGGTGTAGAAACGAGTAGTTATACCAATTATGTACCGGTATTTTATGATGATTATTATCATATTACATTAAATAAAACTACAAACGGTGGCAACGAAATATTTGATGTCTATATCAAAGAAGGATTTAATGGTAGAATTAGAAACGAAGGGTCATCGAGTTTATTATTATCAACTGATTCAACATCTTGGAAGAGTGGCTCTGAATTAACAATTGGTGGTATTCAACCATACTTTACTGGTTCTATTGATGAATTTAGATTATGGACAACTGCTCTTTCTGAATCGAGAATTGATAACCATGCGTTGATTGCTGATGGTATAGATGGTAATCATATTTCTGCATCTACCGTTGATTTGATTTTTAGAAATGATTTTGAATATCCAAAGAATCGTGGGGTTGAATTGGATATTAAAAATGTTGCATATATTCAAACATATCAAACTTCTTCAGTTGCAAGTGGGTTTACATCTATACCTAATTATCCATATAATTATACTCCATACGATAGAGATGTAACGGCAACGGTACCACAAACTGGATTTAATTTTGGTAACAAGTTTAGATTTGAAACTCAATATGATTTTGAAGGAAATGAAATAAATTCAAATTCAATAAATGGTGTAAATTTAGATTACAAATCTCGTGCAACTAAAAAATCATTTGATACTGCACCGATTGATACTGATAGATTGGGATTATTCTTCTCTCCAATAAAAGAGATTAATATGGATATTCTAAAATCTTTAGGCAATTTTAATGTTGACGATTATATTGGAAATCCTGGTGATGAATATAACGATAGTTATTCTGATTTGGATAGATTAAGAAATTACTATTTCCAAAGATTTGATTTAAACTTTAACGAATATATTCAATTAGTTCGTTATATTGATAAATCTCTATTTGATACATTGGAATCATTAGTACCTGCAAGAGCAAAAGTTTCTTCGGGTTTATTAATAGAACCACATATTTTAGAAAGAAGTAAAGTAAAATGGAGAAAACCAACTTCTGAAAAAGGTGATTATGAAACAATTATTGATGCACAAGAAAATGTAAATATAATTGGCACAAGTGAAGGACAAGAAGTTACTTTATCAGTAATTCAAGATGTTGCATTTGTTGTAACAAATCCTCAATATGAAGGTACAATTACTGATACTGATGTATCACAGTTAACTGGTGAACGAACGGATTATGAAGGTACATATCGAACTACCGATGATTCTGCACAATATGGATTTATGACAGTAAATTCAGGTTCGGATATGGGTGGTATTGTGTTTAACATAGATGCCAAATTAGGTTCCTCATTAACAGGTGAATACGAATCGGATTCATTTACTCAAGTTGGCATGGATAAAGATTCCATATCAGTTGCAGGTTTTGGTGTATTTGGTAGTGGTTCTCATTCAATAAGAACTTATATAGATGTCTTTGGAAATACTATTAAAGAAAGAGTAAAAATATTCCAAGTAAAAGAAAGTTATCAAGTTGATGTACCACAAAACATAAATCCAAATGATGAATCACTTGGTAGAGAATTTGTAACACAAACTCTATTTAGAAATAAAGTAACAATCTTACCATTTACTGGTTCGAATGGATTAGAAACTCCTACTCCAAGTGGTGGTAATATTGTTTCGGTGACTCCATTAAATGGTTATTTTCCATATCATTACCGAAATGTTGGTGATTTAACAACTGGTCTAGAGAATAGTTATTTTAGAGGTTCAAAGCAAACTCAAGCAACAACACTTGATGGTGGTTCACCCGTAGTAACATTTACAACTAACCCTAATACATTAAGAGTAAATGATACGGGTAGAGGTAGTGGAGAACCAATATTGATTGTTGAATAAGAATTATTATTACAAAATTAAAAAATACTTATATTTATATATTGAAAGTAAAAAGGAAATAAAACTATGGCTTATTTAAATAATACCGAAATTACCGTTGATGCTATCCTTACAAAAAAAGGTAGAGAGAAATTAGCAACCGGAGAAGGGTTAAACATTACAAAATTCGCATTAGGTGATGATGAAATTGATTACACCTTGTATGCACCAGATCATCCACTTGGGTCAGCTTATTATGATTCAGCAATCAGAGCTATTCCTATTACTGAAGCTTCTCCTGATGAAACTCAAGTATTAAGATACAAGTTAGTAACCCTTCCAAAGGGTACTACCAAAATCCCTAAAGTTGAATTTGGTGTACCATCTATTTCTGTCAATCAGAACTCTGGTCAGGTTTCTCTTACCCCAACTACATCTCCAAGTGGTAATACACAAGCTGGATATACTTTGGTTCTTGCTAACAAAAATGCAGGTTCTATTGTTGGTTCGGGATTAGCAGCAGGTAGTGGAACTATTCCAGTATTCTTGGGCGATGAAATCACTACAACTGCAGCAGTAGAAAGAGGTTTGGCTTTTACTTTCATTCCGAATCCTAATATCACTACAACAATTAAGACAACTTTAACCGTATATGGTAACGAAACTGGAGGTTCTCAATCAATCCCAGTGACAGTATCCTATGTACAACCAAGATAATAAAACGAGGAATTAAAAAGATATGGCACAAATTACAGGACAAGCCGGTGTAAACTTAACTCAAGAATTAGCTGCGTATTTAAACGCACAACAAGGTAGTTTAACATCTGAGCAATTATCAACAATTATCAACCAATACTTAACCGGTGGTGATAAATTAGGTGCTCAAGGTGGAAACATCAACACGGGTATCTATAAAAGATTTGGAGAATTTGACCAAGTAACTGGTAAAATTGAAATCGTTACAACTGGTATGTGGAGTGGAGATAATGGTGATATTAAAACATTTTTTACGTCATCTACTCAGGCTGCAGCTAGTTCATCAAATTACTACATTAATGTATATAATGAAAATGCAACATCTTCCTCATCCGAAGTTCAATTTGCAGTAGCGTACGGTCATAAATTTGGTAGTGGTTCGATAAGTTTAGATTCATCATCTTT